GACGATAGGTGTGACGCATGGATTCTTGAAGAGATGGCGTTGACAAGACTTGGTCGCTCAAAGTACACTTGGGACAAGGAAAACCTTGATGCTTTAAAAAAAGTTGATTGGTCTATTTTGGAGGGAACTAAGTGACTAGGAATACACCAATTAGTCAGGTTGAGATTGAAGAAGAGATGCTTCGTCTTCTTGAAATGCTTGAGAAAGAAACGGAAGCTTTTGAGCAACTCTCAATTGATGCAGCGAAGAAAGATGCAATGTACAAGTCGGAATGGGCCAAACAGTACCTTTCGGCGAAGGGGCCCATTAGGGAGCGTGAATCTTGGTCTGATTACAAGTCTGAGGATTTGTTCATGGACACAAAACTTGCAGACGGATTGGTGAGAGCAAAAAGAGAAAAACTGCTTTCGCTTAGAACCAGCATTGATGCGCTGAGAACCCTGAATGCCAATGTTCGAGTTCAGGTGAGCTGATGAAGTCATCTGGATTCTCTTCTGTTAAATTCTCGGAACTATCTGTCGCTCCGTGGCGTGCAACCCATGTGCTCAAGCCAGACCTGAGATTGCTTGCAGATTCAATCCGCGAATACGGGATGGTAAGTCCAATAGTTGTTCAGAAAAAAACAATGCACATAATTGACGGGTTTCACCGATTTATTGTTTGCAACAACGATAAGAGTATTCAACGTTCTATGGGTGGAATTGTCCCAGTTGTGTTTTTTGATGTTGACAGCATTGACGCAATGGTTATGCACATCAGACTCAATAGAGCTAGAGGTCAGCTAGTGGCTAAACACATGTCAAGTGTTATTCGGGATATTGCGTTAAGCAAAAAATATTCCCTCAAAGAGATGGAAGAGTTGTTCAACATGAACATGATTGAACTTGACCTGATGCTTGATGGCTCGCTTTTAAAGACTAGGTCTGTCAAGGAGCATACGTACTCAAATGCTTGGGTTCCAATTGAGGCACCAGCCGGGACCGTTGACAGTGTTGTTCTTGAGAGGCCACCAAACGAAGACCGCTAATTTTTGGTCCATGATGGTGTAAAATCAAACAGAGATTGTACTTTGTGAGGTTTGTATGCCCATACCAAATAATTCAGTTGACACTGAACTTCCGTCGCCAACAAGAGACGAATTGACACCAGGTGGTCGCCCATCGTGGTGGAGACGCGCTACCGCTTACGGTCTGAATAGGCTTGCTGACGCGCTTGAAGGAAGCAGAAGAACACCGTCTGGTACTGGTCGTGCCCTAGCTAGAGAAGCTCGTAATCTTCGCCTAAGCCGCACCGCGTAATTGAGAGCAATCCAAAATGCTTGTATCCGTATCAGAGCTAACTACATATATGGATATCTCGCTGTCTCTGCGACAGAAGGACGCAGCCGAGCTGGTTCTTAGTGGCCTACAGAGTGAAATGGAGTCTTTTCTCCGTCGGCCGATTGAGTTAGACGAGTTCACTGAATCACATGTGCTTCCTTCATACTTTCAAGGCGTTCCAGCTACATCATTTTTTTACGACCAATCGCTGGATACGACCGGCAATGGATTGAATTACATTCAACCGTCAGTCGTTATCTCCCTTCGCAACACACCTGTTGTTTCAGTGAATAGCGTAAGCATAAGAAGTCTTGGTGATTCTGGAACATATTTAGCAGAAGCAATGAAGAGGGATGCAAACATCACTGGTGCATCACAGTCTGGGACAAGTGTCACATTTACATCTGCATCACATGGTTTCAAAATCGGACAAATAGTCACGGTTATAAATGTGAACCCATCGGTTTATGGCACAAGTGCAAAAATGATTACATCTGTATCTTTAAACACGTTCACTGTTGCGGATTACGCTGCTGGTCTTGCTCCATATGTTTCTGGCGGTCAAGCAACTGCTACTGGAAATGATTACACCGTACAGCGTTACGGAATTGAAATTTACAGAGGATTCCCTAACGACGTTGTTGACATTACATACACTGGCGGGTTAGACGGCGAAGCGATTTCAATGTTTAAATTGATGATTCTTCGAGCAGCCACTCGCGAAATGCAAAATATGCATGACGACGTTGTTGGTGTGAAAGATTTGAATCCACGTAACGTAGCTCCAATGGAAACAGGTTTCACTGAAAAAGAATTGCTTGCGTTGCGAAGGTACAGACGCAGAAGAATATAGTCATGGCAGATATTTCAATCCGAACTACTGGCATCAACAAGGCCATTGCGCGTATGGCTGCAATTAATACTCGAGCACAAGCATTTAACCCAGTATTTATTAAGGCAAAAGCAGAACTAGCACTTGCTAATTCATCTAACTTTGCAAGCAACGGTCTCCTTGTTGGTGGATGGGCTCCACTTGATGCTGAATATGCTGCATGGAAAATGTCTCGCTTCCCCGGTGCTCCACCAATGGTGCGGACTGGAAGATTGTTTGCGAGTCTCGCTGGAGCAAATGCTTCTGCTTTCAGAATGACGAATACATCTATGTCTGTCGGAACAACTGTTGAATATGCAAAGTTCCATCAATACGGAACATCAAAGATGGCGAAACGTAAAATTGTTTTTGAACCACCTGGTTTTGCAAAGAAAGTTGGAGCTGATGCTGGAGCATGGGTTGCTAGAGGGGAGTTCTTCTAATGGCCGCTGAACTCATGTACGGAGCACATTTTGCTAAAAGCTTCGTCAATACATACCTCCAGTCAGATATTCCACGCCGATTAATTCGATACCGAAATGGTTGGTCTCTTGATGACATCTCTCTTCCAAATCCAGTTGAATATTTGACTTACGAACCGTTAGCTCTTGATGTTTGGCCAACGATTATTACTGTAGCTATTTCAACAAAAAGGTTCGAAAGAAGTGGCTATGAACCAGGGACCAATCCTTCATTCAGGGTTGTTTACGGGATGAGAACGTATATCTGGGTTCGAACCGAGGGCTCGGAACAAACAACTGAAATGAGAGACAGACTTACAACTGTTGTTCGCTCAGCTCTTATGGACTATCCATGCCTCCAGAGAGAGGGTGCTGAACGGGAAGCAATGGTTGAGGAGACAACTCTCACAGAAGAGTTCTCTGACTTGACGCTACTCAAGGGTGACAGGGTGCTTGCTGGCGCCTATCTTGGCTATGACCTAATCCTCAATGAGGCTATTGCCCGCGACAATATCGCCGATGAGGTTCTGCAGTATCAGTTGACGGTTGGACAGAATTCATTGAGTTCTTCAATTATTACCAATTTCTCAAACGCTTCAAGCGTTATTGTAGGGTAAAATGGACATTAACTTTTTCCAAGCACTAGATGAGTGTGTAGATAAAGCCCCAGCAGAAATGCGTGGATATATTCAGATACACAATGTTTCTGGGTCAATTATCCCTGTTGTTGAAGGCTGGTATTTAAGAACGTTTAAAGCAGCTTTTGTGCATCCAGATAATGCAAAAGTACAAAAGCTGATAAAGCTTCGAAGGGTGCGCATAGTTCCCTTTGAACTGGAAAAGCCAGTAAAAAGCAAAAAAGCAAAACAAATCCCAGAAGAACCAAGCGAAGATGTCAAGAAGATAACCGAGCTTGATATGTTAGAAAATATGTTTTCAAATTCATTAAATAAAGAGACTGGCGAATAAACGTTCGCCAAAAGAGTGTGTCGTTTTAGTACACTCTCATTAGTCTCATAACAAATAGTTCCTTGATGAAATGGGACGGAGGAAACAATGCCAGGCATAGTTGTAACAACTGCGGTCCGGACGGGCCCAACAAACCCACAGACGGCCGCCACCGCGACAATGTTCGTTGCTGGAATCACTTCACGTGGACCAGACGGAACGGCTCATCTCATAACGAGTCTTTCGGACTTTGAAGACATCTTTGGTGGCTACACCTCAGATGGATTTGTCCATCAGACAATTGAAACATTCTTTGAAGAAGGTGGCTCGCGCGCCTATGTTTCTCGTGCAGTAGAAGTAGCAGCAGTAGAAGCTGATTGCTCAATTCTTTCAACCGGCACCGAGTGCGTAAACCTCCTTGCTTCTGGAGTTGGCACATGGGCCAATACGAATGCAAACTTTGGTTTGACAGCTTCGGTTGGATATGTTGTTGCTGCAACATCGTTTAAAGTCCAATTGCGACTCA